GTGAGATCCCTCTCCGCCAGAAATGACCCGGTGGTATGACCTATGGACGACAAAAAGATCATAAAAGAGCAGCTTAGCCTTCTCGCGAAGAGGATCCTCGAGGAAGGGAAGCTCATAGACAGCGAGCCGTTGATCATAGACTACGATAACGGCGGCGGGCAGAGCGGAGTGAGAGAAAATCCGTTCTATCCGGCATACGAAAAGCTCCTCGCGAGCTACGTGAAGACACTCATGGCAGCAAAAGAGTTGTGCGGAGCTGACGACGACAAGGTCCGAAGCCTCGACAGCATCCGGCAGAAGTTCAAGGTGGTCTCATGATGGGCGTTACGGAGCCCCGGTTATACACTCCGCCGCTCCGGGAGCTGACGGCAGACACATCGCTCGGCTATGCGGCAATTGAATACGCGAAGACGGTCCTTGGCAAAACGCTCTATCCGTGGCAGGAGTGGGCGCTGATCCATGCACTGGAGATCGTTGGAAGCCTTGAGAGTGGTTGGAAGTTCAGATTCCGGACCATTCTCTTTTTGATTTCGCGACAAAACGGCAAGACGGTCCTCTCGGAGGTTATCGCGTCGTTCTTTTTGAATGTGCTCTGCGTTGATTCCATCTTCGGGACATCGCTGAGCCTCGACAAAGCGGAGGAGGTCTGGGAGGCGGTCATCAATGACCAGGAAACGGTCCCGGAGCTTTCCGTGGACATCGACAGGGTGTCACGGACGAATGGAAACAAGCGGCTGATCCTCACAGGCCTTCGCCAATATAAAGTCGGAGCACCGACAAGGCGTGCAGGCCGTGGCGACTCGAACGATCTGGTCATGCTCGACGAGATCCGAGAGCAGAGAGATTGGGAAACATGGGCCGCTGCCGCTGCCAGCACGAACGCGAAACCGAACGGTCTGATCGTGTGCTTCAGCAATGCCGGCGACCCGGACTCCGTGGTGCTCAGACAGTTAAGAACGCAGGCGATCGCGATGATCACCGGCGAAAAGGCTGCCGATTATGGCGGCGAAGTAGATGGCGGAACGCTCGGCCTGTTCGAGTGGTCTGCACCGGATGGCGCGGCTACGGATGATCTTGAAGCACTCGCGCAGGCGAATCCCGCTTTGGGGTATGGGTACTTAACGGAACGCGCACTCTCATCGAACCGCGCCACATTTCCGGAGAACAAATTCCGGTCGGAGTGTATGTGCCAGCAGGTCGAGACGATCCTTCCGCAGCCGTTTCCTGACGGGGCATGGCTTGCCGGCACCAGCACGACCACGGCGATCGCTCCGGAGTCTGAGCTGTACTTCGGGATCGACCTGTCGCAGAACCGGCGGTGGACTTCCATCGCTGTGGCGGGGCTTAGGGAAGACGGGAACATGCACATCGAGGTCGTGGCGCGGCAGATCGGGACAGAGTGGGCTTACCAGTGGTTCGAGGAGAGACAGAAGAGCCGGAAGATGAATCTTGCCTTCCAGGGGCGCGGCTGTCCGGGTGTCGGGCTGGCTGAGCAGATATGCACGCTGCCGAACATCAACCGGATGCCGATCGAGGGCGGCGAGCTGACAGCGGCTTGGGGACGCTTCTGGGACGGGATCGCGGCGAGCGAGCCGGGAACCACCCGCGGGGGCATGAAGATCTTCCATCTTCCGCAGCCGGTGCTTGACGCTCCAGGCAAAACGATGCAACTGAGAAACCTCGGCGGCGGGGTGGAGCTTCCTGACAGGGTGAAGAGCCCGGATGACCCGTCTCCGATGATTGCGTGCTTTATGGCATTTGCCGCTGCCACGCAAACGATAAAGCAACCAGAAAAGAAGATCTATGAAAGCAGCTATGCAAAAGGCGGATCGCTGATGTTCGCCTGACGGAGGGCGCGAAATGCCTTTGATTGCAAATCTTAGAAAATTGTTCGGCACGAATGTGTATTACACGTTCACCCCGGAGGAGATGCCGTCGGTCGGGAGTATGACCGCAAGACAGCTCTATGCCACGCAGGCAAATCTCCACGCGGTGGTTTCGTTCCTGGCTGACTCAATCGCCCAGCTTCCGCTGAAGGTCTACAGGCGGGACGGCGAAACGGATCGGCAGAGAGACCGCGACAGCGTGGCGGCTAAGCTCCTGTGGAGACCGAACGCAGACCAGACAGCTTATGAACTGATCAACGCGCTGGCTGTGGAGCTGTTCCTGATGGGCTGTGCGACACTGTGGCTCCTTCCGGATCCTGACAGTGAGAGCGGCTATCAGCTGCGGATCATTCCGAGGGAATGGATCACCGACACGGAGCGGCTGACAAATTACGCGCCGGATGTTCTGAAAGTGAGCGCCGGCGGGAGCGGAACGATCGAGATTCCGAGGAAGGACTTCGTCCAGTTCCGGATGTACTCGCCGGGGAACCCAGGAGGGTATCAGTCACCGATTGCGGCGCTTCGGCAGACGCTGAACGAGCAGATCCAGGCGGACAAGTTCCGCACGCAGATCTACCGCTCTTCGGGTCGGTTCAATGCGTATATTACGCGCCCGAAGGACGTTGCCCCGTGGGATGACGAGACAAAACGTAAATGGCTGACTGCATTTCGCGAAGGATGGGGCGATGATGGTGCTAATTCCGGGAAGATGCCTCTGCTGGAAGACGGAATGGAGATCAAGCCGTATGCGTTCAACGCAAAGGAAGCGCAGTACGCAGAGACGAAGCAGCTCTCCCGCGAGGATGTGGCAGCGGCTTATCATGTCAATCCTTCGCTGATCTGGCACACAACGACGCAGACTTATGCTTCCGCAAAAGATAACGCCAGGGCGCTTTATGCTGACTGTCTCGGCCCGACGCTGCAGATGATGCAGCAGAGGATCAACAGCTTCCTGCTGCCGATGGTTGGCGCTGATCCGGCTCTGTATGTCGAATTTGACCTGACTGAAAAGCTGAAGGGAAGCTTCGAAGAACGCGCGAGCATCCTGCAGAGCGCGGTTGGCGGACCGTGGATGACCAGGAACGAAGCGAGATCCGACAACAACCTTCCGCCGATCGAAGGCGGTGACGACCTGATCACGCCGCTGAATGTCGTCGCAGGCGGGCAGGCATCGCCTCAGGACACGCACATGGATCCACAGGAGCCGATGGGCATTCTTCATCCGCAAGAAGAGGGCGAACCCCTTGCGGCGTGCAGCTGCCCGGCGTGCAAGTCAGAAGCGAAGAAGATATCCGTCAAGACCCGCTCCTCGAAAGAAGAGGATGAGCAGATGGCGGACGTTCTCAAGAAGTTCTGGAAGCATCAAGCCGATTCGGTGCTCCCGAAGCTGGGCGCGAAGGCTGCCAGATGGTGGGATGAAGACCGCTGGAACGACGAACTGACCGACGACCTGATCCCGGTGATCAACCAGGTGGCGGATGCGCACGGCAAAGAAACAGCGGAAGCGATCGGTTCGGACTACGACACGGCACTGACGAGAAAATACCTGGCTACGATGGCAGCGGGGCGGGCGAAGGCAATCAATGAAGCGACGCTCCGGAAGCTGCAGGCGGCCATGGAAGACGATGAGGACGAAGAGAACACTCCGGCACACGTCTTTGAGGTCAGAGAGAATAAAGACTCGATCACTTTCGGCCGGTCGCTCGCTTTGGTGACTGCCGGATGGGCGGCGACGCACGAGGCTCCTCAGCAGGCCGAGAGGCAGGGCATCCAGAAGACGGTGGAAAAACGATGGGTGACTGGAGACAACCCGCGGCAAGAACACGCGATGATGAACGGCGAAACGGTGAAGATCGATGAGCCCTTCAGCAATGGATGCTTCTGGCCGGGCGATGAATACGGAGATCCGGACACCACCTGCGGATGCAACTGTTCAACCGAAGTGATCATCACGTTCTAAGGAGGAAGACCATGGAACATCTTTACAAGAATTTTGATATCAAAGCCGACGAAGGAACCGGCGAGATCTCCGGATACTTCTCGACATACGACAGGATCCCGGACAGCTATGGCGATGTTATAGCAAAGGGAGCCTTCACCGAGACCATCAAAGCACGCGAAGAGAGCGGTCATCCGTTCCCGCTGTGCTGGAACCACGATCTCGATCAGATCATCGGGAAAGTGGAAAGCATCGAAGACACCGAAAAAGGCCCGCTCATGACAGCGAGCTTTTTTAATACTCAGCTGGCGCAGGACAAGCGCGAAATCGTCAAGAGCGGGGTCGTTTATCAGTTCTCGTTCGCTTATGACGTGAAGGACGCGGCGACGGTCACTCTGGAAGACGGCACCAAGGCCAACGAGCTCCGGAAGCTTGACCTGTTCGAAGTCAGCATCGTGCCGATCCCGGCGAACCAGAACGCAGTCATGACCGAGATCAAAGCAGATCTTTGCGAAAGCGAAGAAAAACTTGCAGAAGTCGAAGAAAAATCCGGCAGACGCAACAGCAGGAAGGACGCAGACGCGATCCGTGAAGCCATCTCGCTTCTCCAGGGCGTACTTGGAGAGCTTGAGGATACAGAAGAGCCCGAAGTCGGAGAGGACGAAGCAAAGGCCAACGGGGCACCGGAGGAGCCGGAGCAGAGCAATCCGAGGAAGGATGCGCTTCTTGAACTTATCAAAAACTTTCAGACGGAGGATTGAATTATGACCCTGAAAGAACAGCTCGCTGAGAAGAAGGCAGCTCTCGCGGCGCTTGAGGAAAACATCAAGGCCGGCGAAGAAGAAGCCATCGCTCAGGGAGAAGAGATCGCCGAAGCGATCAAAAGTATTGAAGCATCTATCGAATCCGCTGAGAAGGCGAATGCGCTCCTTGCTCAGATCGGAAAAACAGAAGAGGAGGAAGTTCCCGTGGAAGAAAACGGCATCAAATCCATGAATCTCGAGTATCTGAAGAACAATCGCGGCGCCGTCCAGACCTATGTGAAGGCGGCTACCGATCCCGTAACTGGCCCGACGATCCCGTATGTCAGCCAGAATGTCGCGGAGATTCAGTACAAACTCGGAGTAAGAGACCTGTTCGGCACTGAAGCGATCAGCGGAAACTCTTACACCTATTTCCGCATGGGCGCGACTGACCTGCCGGCGAACTTCGACGGAACGACCGCGCAGGGCGCTAAAAAACCGCAGATCCATCCGACATACACCCCTGTCACGGAAGCGCTTGTCAAGAAGGCCGCTCATCTCAAAGAGACCGACGAGCTTCTGAATGATGCTCCGTACCTTGAGAGCGTTGTGAGAGGCCGCGGCGTTTACGAGCTCCAGAAGGCCATCGAGGCTTATCTGGTATCTAAGCTTCTTGGCACTTCCGGCATCGATGTGACGGTCAACTCCGGCATCAGCTTCGACAACCTGCTCAAAGCGAAGATGGCGGTCAATGTCAACACCGGCTATGACGCTGACGCGATCATCATCAACCCGGCTGATCTCCAGACCCTGCTCCTTGCCAAGGACGGCACGGGCGGAACTGTCGGCCAGTACCTGATGGGCGGCCCGGCGTATGCTCCGTATGGCAACGGCGCTTATGGCTCTTATCTTCCGATCTGGGGCATGAAGGTTGTCGCGACTTCCGCGATCAGCTCCGGCACGGCTATCGTCGGCGCGTTCAAGGCTTGCGCTTCCGTCATTACTAAGGCGGGCGAAGGCCTCAGGATCGAAGTTGCCAACCAGAACGAAGACGACTTTGTGAAGAACATGGTCACGGTCCGCGTCGAGGAGCGCATCCTTGAAGCGGTTCGCCTGCCGGGCGGTTTCGCGAAGGTCTACACGGCTTAACGAACTGAAAATCGGGGGTCGCTCCGGCGGCCTCTGATGGAAAGGCGGCGGAAATGTTGAGAGATTATCTGATGCCTAACGGCCATATTTACCAGTACGAAGACGGCGAAGTCCCGGAAGGTGCTGTCCTGGTCAAGGCTAAGAAGGAAAAGACGGCAGAACCGGCTGACAAAGCGGTAAAGCCGGCAAACAAAGCGAGGAAGGCGGCAAAGAAATGATCACCAACTGGGGTTACACGCTTACGGGCGTTGAATCGCTCGCGGATATGCTGGAGTATTTAGACTTCGACACGTTCACGGGCGGAAAATATGCAGGCGAGCAGGAACGCGCACAGAAGGAGATCAGCGCGGCAAGTGCGGCTATCCGCAATTTTGTCGGCTGGCATCTGTTCCCGGCGCTGGATTGCGAGCTGAGCACGTTTATGCTTGACCGGCGCGTGACTCCTGTGGGAAGTGATCTTCTCATTCAGCTGCCGGCCAGAGTAGTAAACAGTATCGCGTCGGTCACGATCGGCGGCATTGAGCGCACGGATTTCTTTTGCGACCAGAATGGTCTCCTGCGCGTCTTTGATGTCGGACCGCTTGACCGGCGTGCTCTTGTGGTGGTCGACTACAATGCCGGCCTGCCGACGGAGATGATGGCACCGGTGCAGGAGCTCATCGCGGACCGTGTGAAGCACGCGCTCGCTGTTCCTGAGGGCATCACTTCCGAGGCTTCCGGCGGCGTGTCGGTGACTTACAACGCTTCGTGGATCAACAACACGAAAGCCACTTCGCTCATGGGCGACAACAAGGAACTGTTGATCCCGTATAAGGTGCAGGGGGTGTTCTGATGGCGGTACAGTCTTTTTGGAGGCAGACCATCACGAGGATCCGGCCGAGCGAAACAACAGTGCGCGGTTCCGTGGTCTATGACTGGTCGAATCCAGACGAACTGGATATCCCGGAATGCTCCGTTCAACCTTCCGGCACAAGCCTCTCACAGGATGGCCGAGTGCTTGGCGTTACGGACGGCTTAACAGTCTATGCTCCGGCAGATGCAGATGTGCAGGCTGGTGACAGGATCCGGTTCGCCGGAAACGTCTACACGATTAACGGCGCCCCGCTCATCTGGCCCGGAGTGGCACGGATGCAGCATGTGCAGTTAAACCTGCAGAGGTGGCGCGGATGAGCAGGATGGAAATCACGTTCAATCCGGCCGGCTTTGCGGAGTGCCTGCAGGGGCTTAGCGGGACATGCCAGGCTGAAGCGGAAAAGATCGCCGCAAGGGCTACTTCGTACCTTACCGGCTCTGGCAGCGGTTTTCATGTGGAGCTGACCAATGAACCGCGATTCCTGGATGCGTCCTATGGCGTTTCCAGACCGATCGCCCGAGTAGTCGCAAATGACGACGCAACTTCAGCGGAAGAAGCTGAATACAAAATCCTTAGCAAGGCGGTGGGCAAATGATCATCAACAAGTCAATTGATATCGAGGACGAGATCCGGCAGGCGCTGGACCCGTA